AGGTTATGAGTTGACGGTCACCCTTAGATTTGCTTTTATGTTGTAATACAGTGGCAAAACCACCAATCACACACATAAAATCAAGGTCGCTTCTCAGCGATCGCAAATCAGGTTCAAGTTGCTTTATGAGCTTCTTGTACCTCCTCTTCGGGTAAAGTGAAAGGATACCACTAGATGGGTCCTCCCACTCCGGAACAAGGTATATGTTACCAGAGATTAAACCTCTAAGGTAAGTCAACGAATTCATAAGGAGAACCCTATGATTAGATGACCACTTTAAGAGTTTATTCATAGCAACATACACCTCAGAGGGATCTTGCAATGACTCTACATAGGGCGGAGTAATCTCAGCACCTAAGTAGTAATCGCCACCACAAGACTCTCTGAAAGGGCCACTTGAAAAAGACTTATCGAGGTTAACCCTCAATCCGAGATTTTCCAATAACTTAACAAAAGGAACATAATGATAAGATGACATAATTATATCATCACCATATACACCAGTGACCTTATAGTCGATCTTCCTACTAGGTAGGAGGTTGACACTACGCTGATAACCGTAAATAACGGCTAGAAGTGTGAGGGTCATCATTGGGAAGGTAAAACCATTACCCATAGTCGACATCATGTTAAGCTTGATCCAGTCATCGCCAACTTTGCATTCTGGTGAACGCAACGTCATGAATAACTGATACCAAGATTGTGGCCATAACAACTTAATTAACTCAATAGAAATAAGGTCTGAAGCACTTGATAAATCAATAGTGCACAGACTTCCATTAAGCGAACCACGCCACGCAAGAAGTTTGTTTTTCTCTTCTTGTGTAGTAATATCGAGACCGACTCTTCTCAGAGCACCCTCGATATAGGCGCCAGCAGCTAGCTGGAAGGCCATATTGCCAGAAGGCTCTATAGCCATGGTCCTATTCGTTGTCCTATTCTTCCTGACCGAGCTTGCGCGCGAACCCTTTACTAAGACCACCCGTTCGACAGATGGCTTTCGAGAATCGAAAGCCCTTATGCGAGGGGTAAGTTTGCGTAATAAACGCACTAAAGGTAAGCATTTTTCAGTACAGGTCATGCGTTTCGTTATTTTATCGCAGAAATGAGTAGCCTGGACGCCATTTGAGGCGCCAGGTCCAAATTTCCACAAATCAAATAACAAAGTCCAATCAAGTTCACACTGGCGTACTTCAGAGTACGACCAAGTGAATTTACATAGTGCATCGTAAATAAAACTTTGCGCTTCACCTATTATAACAGGATCGATATCACCAATTAATGGTGGCACGACCTGCTCATTAAGTGACTTGAGCTTGTTTAGAGCGTCAAGATGTAAAGACTTAACTTGATCACTGGAAACAAATCTTTTGTCCCAGCGATCAATAAAACGCGCAACTGCTGGATCAGTACGATCCAGCGACTGAAAATCCGCAAGCAACGCTTCTTCAAAAGAGCAATACTCATTTTGGTTAAGCATAGAAAGTAACCTCTCATATGAACCAACATTCGTCTACAAGTTGAAAAATATATAAAATATATTTAACAAATTCGTATAAAACTGTTGGAAGATTATCAAATAATACCTGACACACACGAGTCTCCTAACGCAGCAGAAAGCTGAGTTAAGGTTCCTATGTGCGCAGATATTGCAGCACGAATATTAGCGGGATCATACGAATCTGCCCCAGCAGGGACAGGTATGGTCGTCGTAATGGCCATAGGAATGGCCGGTATATTCAGTGCAGGCGTAACGCCTTTCCTGGTAATGACTTTATAG